CATGGATTTTTTAAAGGTAAGTGTTAATTGTAAACCATTACTCATTTAGATTCCTGAAACATTATTCTTAATACTGTTGTTCCTGGGTTTAGATCGTAATCTTTTATGCACCCTGTCAATAAACTGCTTAACAGCACAATCACCACAATAATAGATTTTGTCTTCAATAATGACTGCATTTTTTTCACATTTTTCACATTTAATTTTTTTGTTTTCTTTCATCAAGTTTATCTTTAAGATGTTTAATTTCTAAATCACAATAATGTTTTATTTTTTCTAAATCTTGTAAAGGGTTCCCTTTTAATAAATATCTACAAACATATTTTATAATGTTAGCTTGAAGAGGGTTAAGATTATTTTTTCTAATAAATGTCCAAGGTTGAATGATAAATTTTTTATAATGTGATCCCCCTACTTGTTTTTCATCAGGAAAAGTTTCGTCAAACATGTCTTTATTAGTCATTTTTTTCTTGTACATAAATTAAATAATCTTGTCCTATTGGATAGTTAAACTTATAGTCAGATCTCAGTAAATGTAAAGTTTTTCTTGCTCTGGTTGCACCAGTATACCAAACTTTACGTTCATCGCTTTTTTCTTTTTTATTTTTATTTTTATAATCTGAAGGATAATTACCTTTACCATATAAAACTACATGATTAGCTTCTCCACCTTTAACACTATGTATTGTGTCTATAGTTATTAAAGGATCTTTATCTAATTCTTTTTGACCATATCTTCTTAACAATCTTATAAAATGTCTTACTTGTCTTGGTTTAAAATTTCTTCTTAATATCCAATACCAAGGTTTATTTTTTTGGTTATCCTCTAAAGTTAAGCCACACCATTCTTTTAAAGATTGAAAATCGTATTGTTTAAAATCAGGTTCTGCTCTCCAAAACTTATCTAATCTATAGGCTGGGTCTTCAAGCTCCCTAATAAATTTATACATAGTTCTTGCAGCCTTCTTATCAATTTTTTTTCCATTTGATATTGTAGTCCAAGATTTGATTGCCTCCCATTGTTTTTGATCAAAACATTTCGTGCCTTTATTATCTTTATAATAAAGACCCGCATCTTTAGCTAACATTCTTAATTGATTTACTGTTTCATTAATTCTTCCTAGAATATACCAATCCTCTTTTAATTGTTCAAAAGGAATTTCTTTAAAAGATAAATATGCTTTTACAAGACCTTTTGTGTTACCTGGCAGATATTCTTTCTCTTCACTATCATTAATACCTCTTCTAATTATTTGAGAAAATTTATGTATTGCCTCTCCAAATCTACGAGTCCTTCTTAATTTAACTTTTCTACCAGGAAAAAATTTTGTAAAATATTTTGGATCTGCTCCATTCCATTTATATATCGCCTGATCATCATCTCCTGCTAAATAAATTCTTTTTACTTTAGGAGCCATCTTATAAATAACAGACCATTGTAAAGGTGTGCAATCTTGAGCTTCATCTAAAATTAAAACTTTTAGAGAGGGAAAATCTATTTCTTTAATTGCCCTTTCGATCATGTCATCAAAATCTATAAACGATCTCTCTCCTCCCCCAGTCTTATAGTGTTCATAAGTGCTAATCTTTCTTAGAAACACAGTAAGAGAATCTCTTTTATAGCTTTCTTGTTTGTAAGCTTCTTCAGGAGTAATTAGTAAATTTCTTGCTTTACTATAAACACCAAGTGACCAATCTTTGTACATGAAGTTATCATCTGCTAATCTTTTATCGCTTGTTTTAATAACTTTTGTTTGAAGTGCAAAATCAATTGTGCAATCTTTTGGATCAAATACTTCTTCAGGAAAATATCTTCTGCAATAAGTATGCAAAGTTTTAAATCTAGAAAAGTCGTCTGCATTATATTGTGGGAAAGATTCTAGAGCTCTTGATACTGCAGTATTTACAGCTTTGTTTGTAAAAGATAAGTATGCAATCTCATTTGGCCTTATACCTTTTCTTAAATAACCTTTTAAAACTTTTTCTATTAACGTATATGTTTTACCAGTGCCTGGAGGACCAAAGATCTTTATGGTTTTGTGGTAAAGATCTTTTAATATCTTTACCTCTTGAGCCTTATCCATTATTAATAACCACTATCATTAATGGCCTTAGATAGCCACACTTAGGTTCCTCATTGTCATCTGAAAACATTTTGTATCCAATGCCAGATTTTGATCTTGGTAAAAATCTTATTTGAACATTTGGTTTGTTATAAAGATAGTCGTGAAAATATCCTGAGTTTGTAGAGGCAGGTAACAGAAAAACAGACAAACATTTGCTATTAAGAGCTTTTTTAATAAATTTCGGAATATTAATATCATACATCGGGTGACAATAAACAATTTCACCATCCCAATTTTTTTCTAAAGCTGAATTATCTTTAGTCCAATATTTAGGAACTAGATGATTTTTATCTGAAGCACAAGCATCCACTGTAAAATTAAATTCTTTATTTAAGTTTTCCCATATTTCTTTAGGAGTTCTAATCCATTTCATTTCTAAATTTTTATTTTTTGTTGTTATGCTAAAAGAACTCATGTTTTAAATTTTCCTGTATGGAATTCGTCATCCATCTCGGATACTGTTTTTTTACTCACTTTATTCTCTGATTTTTTATAGTCAACAAATTTTGGCATTTCTACTGACCATACATTTTTTACACCCTCATGATAATCTATTCTTTCGCATCCTAGTAGATGCATGGCCTCTGCTGCACTTTTAAATGTTTTATCATTACCTAAAAACTTTTCAAAAGTTATTTTTTTAAAATAACATACATTTGTTTTTGAATCCAATACCACATAATTATCTTGTAACTTATCAAAGTCATCTTCTTCTATGTGGCTCTCAAAAAACTTTTTAAGAAAATTATATTTTTCTTCTCCTAGTGTATCCTCAAATTTCATTTTTTCGTTCTCAACAGCTTGTCTAACAATAGTAGACATAAGCATCTCAAATGGTGATGGACCTGATCTAGGCTTAGGCAAAGTAATCCAATAAATACCATACCTTAATAATTTCACTCTAAAAGACTTTTCATCTTTCATATCTTCAGGACCAATAATAATTTTCTCTCCTTGAAAGACAAAAGAATATTCGATTGATTTAGTGCTTCTAATAAATTCAATGTCTTCAAAGTCATCTATTAAATCAGGAACTTGTGAGCCAATACCTAACTTTCTAAACTTGCATTTATCTTTATCACATAAAGGGGTATTACATCTTAAGTTATAATTTTTTTTACTAACTGAGTTAGCCACTGTATTAACAACTTCTTTTTCATCTAAAGGTGTTGTAAAAACCTCTTTATTTCTTTCTAACAATATATGTGTAATTTCTTTTTTTGAAAGATTGCCATCTGCTTTTCTCATTTCTAAAACACCGATATTAAATAATAAATCATTTCGGTGATTGCCAGACCATTTTTCAGATATCATCTTTTGACAACAGGGTGGGTATTGTTTCCAATCACTTTCAGGTTCATATTCTTTTATCTTAATTTTATTTAATTGTTCTAATGATAGAGTTTTTTTCTTTACTAAATCTAAAAATGTACCGATCATTACTGGTGTATTTAAATCTGTATATGCAAACTCAGTTGTAGCATTCATGTTAAAGTATGGCATGTTTAGACATTTGTTCATTGGAAAAATTTCTTGTGCTTGAAAAAAATCATTATTCCATTGATGCAATTTCTTTAAAACATCTTTAACTGGATACCAATCATCCATAAATAAAAATAAATGTAATCCTCCAGATTTTGATCTAGTTGGAATAAGAGGTAAATTAAATTCTTTTATAATATCTACAATTTTCTTTTGGTTATAATCTTTGTAATTATGTGGGTCTACATCTATGCAACCCCATTTACATAAATTATTTTTTTCAGGTTTTATACCAATACGTTTCTTACCCTCTAAGTGTTCTTTCCAAATTTCTAGAGTGATTGGTTCGTGAATCGTGATTGTTTGACCTATCGTCTTGCCCCGTTCATCTACCTCTCCAGTAAGAGAGGTAGTGATGAACAGTTCAGTATTACCCTCAAATATTTTTAAGAGTTGCTCCTCCATAAAAAAAATTAAAATGGAACGCCAGTCTTCTCTTCAGTGTTATTATTCCCTGCAGCTTGATTTTCATCAGCAAAATTTACTTTGCCAAAAATATCACTCTTCATAGCACTTTGATAAAATGCTTGAGTAGTCTCAAGTGTTTTTAAATTTTCTTGAGTATTTAAAAACTTATCAAAATCTACAACCCAACCATACCAAGAATTTTGTGAATTAGATTCTTTAGTGGTTGTTAGTTTGTAAGCAGTAGACCAAGATGGTGGATTAAACATACCACTCTTACCTTGTGTTCTTCTTGACATAATCATAGAATTCCACGTCTTAGATTTTTTCTTTTGTGTAGATTTCATGGTAATCAGAGCTTGTTCCATTGGATTATAATTTTCATCCAATATATAAACAAAATGATTACCTGTATCCTCAACGTAGTTTCCGTTTTCTAGTCGGTCTTTGTTATCTGCACCTCTAGTAGTTTGTGACATGATTGCAGGATCAGTATGAATGTTAACTGGTCTTCCTGGACTATCTCCCTTATCTTTCCACTCATTAAAAGTATTTATGTAAAGACAAGGCACTACTATCAATCCTTGTTTACCCTTCCATACCTTACCAGATGTTTCACTCCATATGTCTCCTTGTTTAGCAGTCTCGACATACTTACCATCTGTTTCATCTAAAACAGGGGAGTTAGCATATAGTATTTTTAAGATTGGAAGTTTTTGATCTCGAGCTGTTACAAACTCTTGACCTTGACCTGCCATCTGCTCTAGATTTATTGCAGTTGGAAGGTTATCTTTTTTAGTCGTCATCGCTTTTTCTTTAGTGATCATGATTATTCCTTCGTGGTTATTTTAGTTTTATTTGCAACGTAGGTTCCGAATAGTTCTGCAGGAACATCCTTACCTAAGTCTTGAATTTGTTCTCTAACAAATCCACGTAAACTACTTGGGTGTACGGTTGTTTTCTGCTTAACTGGAAGACCTTTTGCTTTCAGCTCTTCTATAAGAGATTTTGCTTCATTGTCTTGTTTCATTCCAAATTCCAAAGACACTTGGTTTTTAATCAAGTCTCCATGGCCATTTTCTCTAAGCCAATTAAAAGCTTCATCACTTTTAGATGCTGGTATTCTAGCTGAATAGAATGGTTTAACTTCTACAGATGAACCATCTGCTAATTTTAGCAGAGATAAACCAGCTTGTTGCATTAAGTTAGGAATTGTTTGCTCAGAAAGAGTAGTTTCGACCTCTTTTAACTTTTTAAGTTCTTCTTCAGCCGTCAATATTTTTTTCTGAGTTTCCAATAACTTATTGCAAGATTTAGCAATGTCTGTCGACATGCCAGTATCTACCGTTATGATAGATTCTGCTTCTAAGTCCATAAGAACCTCCTTGTGCTCGAATCAATATATTATTAATTTGATTTATGCAATTAAATAATTTAAAAAACGGTTTGTGTATAAGTACAAAACAAGTCCATTTAAACATCAAAGACAAGCATTAATAGAAGGAGCTAAGCTACATAACTTTGCTTACTTTATGGAAATGGGTACGGGTAAAACAAAAGTAGCCATAGATAATACTGCTTATTTATATCAAGAAAAAAAAATAGATTTTGCCTTCGTTATAGCACCAAACTCAGTATATCAAAACTGGAAAAAAGAGATAGATTTTCA